TTGAACCCAGACAAACTATCAAAACTGAAAATAAACACCGCGAAAATCAGTGAGCAGACCGAGTTGAGGAATAAGGTAGACAAGACCTTATTTCGAAAAATAGAAATCGAAAATGTTATGTCGTCTATATAAGAACCTCTGCATCCCCCGACTTACTTTTCAAATACTACGCATAAACACAAAATTGAAATGGTGTTTATGTATTTTTTATGAACCTATCGAATATCGCATCCATCAATGCCGATTCCTCCTCCTCCTACGCTGCGTCTTACTCCGGAACAAGCTGCGCCGGGATACTGGCCGATGACCCTCGCCGACGCCAATGCCTTGGACTTATCTTATATGAATGATTCGTGGGCTACGGACAATCTGAGAGATGGAATCCGCGCCGTTATCCGCGCCAATGCACTATCCAATATCCAAGTCCGGGAAATAAATGTCTGGAAATATCTCTCAGAGTATAGCCCTCCAGAGAGCCACGGTTTTATGTTTAGCGCCGGCGACAGCAACATCGTATCACAGGTGCAGGACCAGATGGAGATCGGTCATTCCGGATGTTCAATGGGCTGGACAATGCGGAATATTGAGGTCATTGCGAAGAATGGACTTCCGGCACATCGAGAGATGTTTCTGAACCGCCGGAATAAATAGGTAATGTATCCACATTTATAAAAATATGCGTGTTCTTGCCATCTTTCAAGAATTTGGCCGACAATGACGCGTGTTTCTTATATTTTTTTTGCGTTATCTTGTAGACATCAAACAATGGATTCCGAATTTCATTCGACGGAATATGACCGTGCACGGAACGAGAGATCATTTTATACAACTTGAAATCAGGGTACCGCTCTTCACCGCTAGATTTATACAAGATATTTCGCCCTTTATCGTCCATTGTCCATTTAACAATTAACTCGATAATTGGGTCAGACTTGCACAATTTTTCCACCTTACGCAGGTCATAGATGAAATAATCAAACAATGCACAGGCAAACCTGCATAAATCAAAACTGAAGTTCGGTTCTACGGTTTGTTTTTCTGGGTTGTAATAAGGCGGGAAATTGTACTGGGTGGCGGCGTCGCCTTTCGGATGAAAACTGTCGCTGCAAATAAGTTCACCGCGGAACTTATAGATTGCGCGGCCGAAATCGATAATTTTGAAAATGCGGCCATACGTGGGGACCTTATAATACTGTTCATCAATGAGATAGTAAATGAACTCTTCAGTCGTTTCAATAAACATGACATTATTTGTGTGCAGATCATTATGCGTGAATTCAAACATTTTCTGATAAATAATTAGCGTCATAATAACTTGAAATAATATGGATGCCCATTCATCTTTAGTCAATTCATCCGTCATCATAATATGGTCGAGTGTGCTTACACACTTTTCAAGAAGAATTGCCTGGACAGGGAAATCCTTGATTTTGACGATGATTTGTTCGTCGTCGCTTTCATAGCTTCCCGTGTCATCGTCGCTTCCTGTATAGCCGCTCTTCGAGTCGTCATCGTCGCTCTCGCTTTCCGTTCCGTCGCCGTCGCCGTCGCCCTTATCAAAGGATGAACCATCTACTTGAATCATAGAGGTTGATGGATTGATGTCGTCGTCGTCGTCGTCGTCGTCGCTCTCGCTTTCCGTAGTATAGGAAGAGTTTGATTGAGATGAATCGCTATCGCTCGTATCGTCGTTATTGTCTCTTGTTTGATTTTTTGGGTGTAATGATGTCGAACCGCCGCCGTCGCCGTCGCCAGTGAGTAGCGTTTCATCAATGTTTAAATCGACAATTTCTATCGCGGGGGTACAATCTCTCGAACAGGACGATGTCTCCGTGACATTTTCGATAATGATATCATTCGTAGAGAGGGATGCATCCACTTGAGAGATATTTTCTAAAATATTGATTCTATTTTGCACTGATTTATAGTCGTCGGCGGACTCAATATAACTATTTGCACCACACGCGCCGACCATTGGTTTCATCTTGTTTCGGATTTTCATCAACTTACTAATATTGACATCCGAGAGATCGCCGTCTACATCATCCCCAAATTGTGAATAATCGATTGTAAAGAGATCGTTTTCGTAGTTATTGAAAAACGAGCATCCAACAAGATAATCGATATCATCAAAGACATTCGCGGAAAATTCGCGTTGTTTACACAAATAACTACCATAATAATCGATACCGTGCACGACGCCGTGGGTATGAAGGGCGCGACTCGTTAAATAAGAGAAAAACCCGTCGACATAAGAGGTATTATTGGTGTTCAACATTTTTTCTTCACACTCATCTGGGGTAGAATTGTATTTAGGAAGGGACCGTATTTTATCGTGATTTGCCTGGTATTTTCCAGATAAATATCGAATTGGGTCCAATAATGGCGAGTATTTGACAAATACTGGAACATTATTCGTGTTTCCATTATCGTCGGCAATAATGGTTTCTAAATGGTTTAGAGAACGAGAATCATTGTCGGGTGCATTCTCATTATTAGCGTCGCCTTCCATAATATCATTTGGTCGTGTAATAATATTCTGTAAATAATACTTTTGATTCAATTGAATTGCATTATAATTATTTTCATTGATATCGAAAAATCGCGAATAAATAGGGATAAAATTCTGAATATCGTAAAGCAATGCCTGTTCGATTGTAGTCGGTATATATTTATGTTTTCTGTAATGAATTTGAAATGTCATTCTATACAATATTCCTAAATGTAATCGTAATATGATTGATGAATAGAAGTTTTATATTCATTTTAAACGGGCGGTCCAGCATACGCTTCCCCGTCCCGTCCCATCCCCCGCCCCATTCGTAAAATCAGAATAAAAATAATATACATCATTATTATTATTAGACAGAGGACTGAATATGAATTTAGAACTCGCGAAATTCGATATGAAAGCAATCAGCTTTCGCCCTGATGAAAATAAGGGGCCAGTTATTGTGCTTATTGGGCGGCGTGATACCGGTAAAAGTTTTCTCGTGCAGGATCTCATGTTTCACCACCAAGATATCCCCATTGGAACCGTCATCTCTGGAACAGAGGCAGGAAACGGATTCTTCGCCGCCCATGTCCCCAAACTCTTTATCCACGATGCATACAACACCGCGATTATCGAAAATATTCTCAAGCGTCAAAAGGCAGTCTTAAAGCAGGTCAAAAAAGATATGGATATGTATAAGAAGTCGTCCATTGACCCGCGTACATTTGTCGTTTTGGATGATTGCCTGTATGATAACAAATGGACGAAGGACGTTATGATGCGTCTCCTCTTCATGAACGGGCGTCATTGGAAGGTCATGTTAGTCATCACAATGCAATATCCCCTTGGTATCCCTCCAAATCTCCGCACGAATATCGACTACGTTTTTATCCTCCGTGAGCCATATATTGCGAATCGTAAGCGAATCTATGACAACTATGCGGGTATGTTCCCCACATTTGAGAGCTTTACTCAGGTTATGGACCAGTGTACCGAGAATTATGAGTGTCTCGTCATCAATAATAACGCGAAATCGAATAAATTACAAGACCAAATCTTCTGGTATAAGGCGCAGCAGCACGGGCCTTTCAAGCTGGGCAGTAAGGAGTTCTGGGAAATATCGAAAAATCTCGGTTCTGATGATGAAGGTGAGCAGTCTTATGACCCTAATGCTGCGAAAAACAGTAAGGCGCCGAAGATTAACGTGAAGAAGAGCAAGTGGTGAGGGAAAGTTGCTCCCTTTTTCGGAGGAGAAAGATGGCGAAATTAGCATTCTATAGAAACCGCTCTATAATATTATAGAGCGGTTTGCCAAAATTAGCAATTTAATAATAATTCTTGCTTTTCATTAACAAAAGCAACTAATCTATTGTGAACCGCTTTCATAAAACCCGCTTTACATCCATAAAGCGAAAACAACTTAAAGACATCCGTATATACATAGTATAACATACGCTCATTCGATGTCCTCCGCTTCTTCTGCCTCCGCCGCCTCCTCGACCACCCTCAACATTGTTGAACTCATCGAGAAAAATCCGATTACAAAGTTGTCTCAAAAATATAATAATATCCTTCTCGAGAAACTCCAAGAAAACTTCAGCACATTCGAACAGCAATTGTTTGTCAGTAGTTTTTATTGTTACCTGAATTATAATAAGAATACAGACTTTGTGGTTGATTTGGACGATGTGTGGAGGTGGATGGGCTTTAGTCAGAAGATAGCCGCGAAAACAATGCTTGAAAAAAACTTCAAAATCAACGTAGATTATACTGTCTCCATTCCTGAATTTAAAAAATCAGAACAATCAGAACAATCAGAACAACCAGAAAACGTGTCAGGTGGTAGTGATGAAGAACAACCAACTAAATTAACCGTTCCATCTAAACCAAAAAATGGCGGCCAAAACAAGCAAACCGTCAAACTCACAATCCGATGCTTCAAATCACTATGCTTGAAAGCACAAACGAATAAGGCTAGCGAAATCCACGAGTACTACATGAAGATGGAAGAAACCCTTCACCAAATCCTAGATACTGAAACCAGTGAACTCCGCGCGCAACTCGAACAATCCGCCGCACAACTCGAACAAAAGAACGAAGTCATCAGCACCCTCAACCAAGCCACCATCACCCTGACCCAAGAAAAGAAACGCGCCGTAGAGAAAACCCTTATCAGCCAATTTTCATTGAATACGGAGTGTATTTACTTCGGCACCATTGACAACACCAACGCTGACAACGAGAAACTCATCAAATTCGGCCACACCAACGACCTCGCCGCCCGTGTCGCCGACCATCATAAGAAATACACCAATTTCATACTCGCCGGTGCATTTCGCGTCGCCAACAAAGTCCAAATCGAGAACAATATTAAATCGCACCCCAAAATCAAGCGCCAAATTAGGACAATCGAGGTCGCAGGTAAAAATAAAACCGAAATCATCGCATATGATAACACTAATTTCACGATTGTCCGCCTTACAAAGCACATCGAAGACATTATTCACGCTACAATGTACAATGTGGAGAACTTTAACAGGCTTATTCAGCGTAATCAAGAATTGGAGGCCGAGAACGCGAAGCTTGTCAGTGACCTCGAATCGAAAAAGAAGGCCATCCACGACCTCACCCTCGCCAATAATGAACTCAAAGAGAAGACTGCACAACAGGCGAAAGTGATTGAAGTCGCCGCGAAAGATAACGCGTCAGTCTACCAAAATGTCCTTATCCCAGATGATGAACTCAATCAAAGGTTCAACGAATTCGTCACGAAATGCTGTATTGTGCGTCCCGATGTAGATGAAGAATCCGTCAATATCGAAGGCAGATTTCGTTTATGGTCTCAAACAAAGCCGACGAAAGAGACATTCCACTCATTGAAGAATTATATGGATATCCGGTTCAAACAAGTAAGAATCAGAGGTTCGCACTGTTATCAAGGCGTTAAACTGAACACAATTGAATATAAGAAGGTTATCGCAACCGAGGCCGAAAACCCAGCACAGTTTAGTGTTGAGACATTCATCTTTGAGTGCTGTAATTTCTCAGACAGCGGTAAAATATTGAACTCTGTTTTATTAAAAGAGTATCAGCAATGGAAGTTATCCATCGGACAATGTCCTACCGAAAACGACATGAAGAACCTGAAGACGTATTTGAATGCGTGTCCAAACGCATTAAAGGCAACAGTATGGTCGGAAAACACAAGTAACGAAGGATATTATGGAGTGTGCTTACATAAAATTTATTATGAGTTGAAACAATCCATCATCCAAGAACAAGGCGCAAACCCCATCATCGGCGTCCAACTTTCAACCACAGGCAAGAAGGTTGAAAAGCGGTTAGTAGGTTCCAATCAACTCTTGAAAACATGGAACACCATCGCGAAAGCTTCCGAATCCGAAGGTTTCTCCACCGCAAAAATGAGCCGCAGTGTCAAAGACAAAACAGTCTTCAATGATTATTATTACTGTGTCGCGCACTCAGTGTAAATACTACACACAGTAATAATCTATTTTTTGTTTCTAGTTATCAATTCAAATACTTATTCCGCCGCACCCGCACCCGCACCCGCCCCGGCCTCCGCCAATCGCGACAACCCGTGGTCGTTATTCTTATCCATAACGACATCCTCGCTCTCGAATAACTCCTTGCGCATCTCTTCGACAGTCATTGACACGGATGCAGTCTCATCTCCGGTATTCCAAATACCTCCGCCGACCCCGGAACTGCCGAGGTCCAGGTCCAAATCACGCGGTTTTGCGTCCACCAACGTCTCGCCATCCTTCGCCAACATCTGCGTCAATTTATTCCCGCTCTCCTTCGCCAATTTCATATTCTCCTGAATCGCCTTTACTTTGGTCTCCTTGACGCGCTTATCAAACTCCGTCTTTGCCTGGTCCTCGTTCTTCTTCTTCTCCGACATCAATTGGTTAAGAGTTTCTTCCATATACTCGACGCGACCTGTCTTATACGCATCAGGATGAAATGGAACCCACATACCGACAGGACCGACGAAGACATCGTGATTCGGATCCACCTCGCGCAACATTTGACAACGCAACTCTGCCTCCTTCTGTGAACCAAAAACACCACGCACCTTCAAACCGCGGATTGACGTCTGGAAATTATGCCTCTCGTTAAACTCATTCTCCATATCGTCTTCATGCTTATCTAGAAATGTCTTGTATTCGTCGTAAATGTTTGTCTTTTGAAGGGTTTCTTTCTCTTCTTTAGCAAACTCTTGAAAATCAGCCGAGACCTTATCAAAATTGACGTTATATTTGAATGAAACAAAGTTAAGAAACTGGATAAATTTCTCCATCGACTTTTGATAGTCCCAATAATGCAGAAATTTCTCAAAAAAGAAATGGTCCTTTTGCTTCAAAATGTGTTCTGGAGAAACGAATGATAAACAAGCGAACTTTTGACCGGCAATCGGTTTATCTTCCTCTAATAAGTCGATGTATTTAGGGTTAACATCGCCAGAGGACGTATTCTTCATTTCTACGCCGGAAGGAGGGGGATATGACATAATGGAATGAAATGGAATGGAATAGAATACGGGATGAATTATAATATACTAGATTACACTTTATTTAAGTATTTTACGCATTCTATTCCATTCCATTCCATTTTAATTTCTTATCATTATTTATAATAAAAATCTCAAATGTCTGGAGTTTTTGATTTAGGTGAACTCGTTAAGAGAACCATTAAGTATTTGGTAGAAGGTGTTATGGTTGCTATCGCAGCCTATGCTATTCCCAAGCGCAGCCTGTCGTTTGACGAAGTTGCA